TATATACCATACCCCATTAGTCCTGCAAGAGATGCAACTATCCAAAAGATAAACACTCCTGTTGGTGGTAATCCTGCATAATTACCGTGATCAATTAAATTAAGAAATAACATTTTCCTCTTGTGTGGTTGGCATATCAAAGTCTGCATCTACTTTATCATATAATTCCATAAATGACTGCTTTGTTTCATCATCAAAACGATTTATACAAACTTGTATTGCTTTCGCTTTGTTCTTGAAGATTGAGTATGCACGTAGTATGTGAACTAATCTACGAGTACTAATCAACTCCTCGATACCTCCATCATAGAACGTTTTACGGATTATGTCTGCCCAATCTACAAGTTTCTTGACAAACTCCTCATCTTTAACACCAATAGTGTTTGCGTGTAAACCTAAAAGTTTGATTTCATTATTGACACTTGGATATGCTTGCTCAAATGTAACAGGAAATCTCTCTAAGAATGCTTCATTTAAAACATTTGTTCCAATAAATCTACCATCCTCAGAACCTTTACCTTTTGTATTTGCTGTTGCAATTACATTGAAACCTTTTTTTGGTTCAATAAATCTACCAATCTTCTTAAGGAATAATCCTTTACCTTCAAGGACTGGTTGTAAACAAAGAATTTTGTTTGATGCTAAATCAATCTCATCAAGTAATAATATTGCACCTCTCTCAAGTGCTTCAATTACAGGACCATTGTGCCATACTGTATTACCATCAATCAAACGAAAACCTCCAATCAGATCATCTTCATCTGTCTCAATAGTGATGTTTACACGAATAAGTTCTCTACCCAATTGAGCACAAGCTTGCTCAACACCAAATGTCTTACCATTACCAGATAATCCAGTGATGAATGTAGGATAGAATTGCTTAGATTGAATAATCTTTTTAACATCAGGAAAGTTCCCAAACTTTAAGAATGTTGCGTCAACAGCAGGAACTAAATTTTTTTCTGATGCAGGAATTACTGCAGGGGAGTTGAAAGATTTCTCAATACTCTCAACTGCTTTAACTGTAACTTCAAGGTTCCACTTACCCTTGGAAACTTTGAATGGTTGTAGTTTTTTTGTGACAGTTTGGTATGTGATATCATTCATCGCACAAAATGCTTTGATATCTGCTGTAGTGATATCTGTACCGTATAGGTTCTTGAGTTTTTCGATTGCTTGCTCAGAAGTCATTTTTGTTTCAAAAGGCATAATAATAAAGTGTTGTTTCTTAACTATGTTATTATTATAGTCAAAAAAGGGGGTCAATGAAACCCCCTGTGTGCCACTTTGTCAACTGGTTTAAACTGTCTTTGAATATTCTATATGATCTTCTAACTGCTTGACTAATTTATTTTTACTAAGTCTACGATCTAATTCAATACCGATTGTGCGTCCGTAGTCCTCTAGTTCATCTTTTGATAAACTCTTCAAATCAAGAGGTTCTGGGTCAACAGGGTCTTCTACAGATGCAGGTGCTGTGTCTACTACAGGTGGTTCCTCTACGACTGGTTCTTGAACGGTTTCAACTGGTTGTACCCCGTTAATCAAATCTCCAAATTTAGACATTTTTCTATTGTGTGTAAGTTTATTTATCTGATTCTTCTTCAGCAGGTGCCTCTGTTGCTGCTTCAGTCTCAGGTTTTTCCTCTTCTTTTGGTGCATACATTTTAGCGTATGCATCATACATTGCCTTCGCTTCCTTTGATGATATTCTAGGTGTCATAGTATTGTTGTAATGTATCTCTATTTATCACGCTACCAATTCTATAAATTCACTCAATATTTTTTTATTCATCTTCTTACCCTTTAGACTTTTTGCAAATGCCCTCTTGATATCTGCTTTTGTTGCATCTTCCTTAACAATCAACTCTCCATCATTGTTAAGTGCAGATGATGCCATACCAAGATAAGTGTGATATCCAGATGTTTTAATTGCAAAAGATTTATCTTTTTTCCAACGACGCATCATTTTTTCTAATACTTCACCTTCATATCCATAATATCTACGAATAAATGAACCACCTTCACGAGAAGAAATTACACGAATACCGATAAAATTAGTATCTTGAAATGTATCTCTTAAATTATGTAATAGTATATCAGTAATTTCATATCTACCGTTATCTTTTGAGATATAAGTTTTACCTAATTTACGATCACGTAATATACAATCATTACAGAAATAATTTCTTCCCATATATATTTCATCTTCCCAATCTCTCATTACCTCTCTATGAAATGTCATTGCCTGACTCTCACCATCGGTAAGAACTACACATTGTACTTTCTCTGCACCAGTTCTTGACTTGAAATCGGGTATTAATTGATGTAAACATATCATTACCTCATTTAGTGGTGTTCCTGATAGTCTCATTCCAAGTGGAACATCTAACCAAGGTGTATTGTAAGTCCAATTAAATACGCAAGCAGATCTCCAAATATTGAGCATTTGTGTATCTAAATCTCTTGACTTAGTTTTACTGCTAAACATATTCAATAAAGAAAAAGTATCAGGAACTTCTGCTATATGATTTCTTTTTTCATATAATGGTTCATCTTTATTATCTCTTGCAAAGTCGTTTGTAAAAGCATAAACATCATAAGGTATTTGAACTTTACGACAGAACCATATGAGATTGTAAAGTTGTTTTACAGTATCAAGTAAAACATTGTTCATTGAACCAGACCAATCAAGAATGAATACTAATCCGTGATTTTTTCCATCAGGAATTACAGTAACTTTTTTGAATAAATCTTCACTAAATTTGTAATTAATAAGTTTAGTTGTATCAAGAACACCAGTGCGACTTGTAGTAGCACGAGCATATGCTGATGCAGACTTTTTACACTCAAACTCTTTAACAAGATAGTTAACTTCTTTCTGTGCTGATTTTTTGAATGCAAAGAAGTCTCTATCTGTCTCAAAATATGGTTCAAAAACATCTTTCTTGAGAGACTCTGATAAAAACCAATTAGGATTCTCTTTAAATCTCTTTTGAAGAGATGCACTTAATGAAATCCAATGCTCTTCATATCTTTTATGAATTTCTTCATTTGATACAATAACCTTATCAATATCAACTTTTGGTAATTCAACGTAAATACTTTCACGAGAACCATAGTTTACCAACCCTTTGAGTGCCTCATCAAGAGCATCCATTGTTTCAACTTCTGGTTCTAAACTCTCAGTAGTTTCTCCACCACTGGGATTAGAGTCGTTCATCATATCTTCCATTTCTTCAATGGTAGGTTCAGTTGGATTTGGTTTTTCATAATCTAAGTCTACCTCATCTTCTGATGTTCCTGATGAAGAAGTTGCATTGTTTCCATCTCTTATCTCTTCATCACTTTCTAAATCAAAATTCTCACTCTCCATTCTCATTTCTTCTTTCTTCTTCTCTTCAAGTTCTAACTTACACATTTTATACAACTCTTCAGATAACTTCAATACCTCTTCAAATGTCTCTGCTAATTCAATCTTACTCACAAGTAAATTTTCTTCGATATTAAAATCAATATCAACAAAGTTACCGATCTTAAAATGTAAATTAACTCTATCTGCAAGGTTGAGTTCAGTTAGATCTTGTCCTTGAACTTGAAAGAAATCTTTATCACATAACTCAAGATATGCATTATAAAATGTTTTATTAAGTCCTTCATATCTTCTCTTAATCAACTTCTCAATACGAGCATCTTCAACAACATTAACAAACTGACCAGGTACCTTGTACTCTTTCCACCACTCTATATTAGGTGTGTAGAGTGCGTGTCCAACTTCGTGACCTACTAACATATCAATCACTCCGTTACTTGCTTTCTCCCACATAGGAAGTGTAAGCACACGAGTTTGTACATTGAACTCTGCTGTTTCAACTTTCTTGTGCTCAACTACAATGTCTTCTGTAGCAAGTAGTTTAGCGAGTTGTGATTTGATTTCGTGTTGGACTGTCATAATGTTGTTTTCTTTATGTACCTATTATAACAACAAAACCGTCCCAAAGGACGGTTAGTGGACACTTTTTTAACTGTCTACTACTTGTTTTTTAAGTGACTGCCTATTTGAGTTAAAGTGTTACCGAGGACATTACTACCTCTATCTTTAATCTTACTAATAGTTTTTTCTCTCTTTTTCTTATTTAAAAAATCATCTACTTTAATATTTTTATTTTTATTAAGAAAAGAGGAAATTCCACCTTTTATGATTTCTTCTATCTCTTCGTTAAATTGTTTGAAAGTTTTCATTATGCTTTCTCATTAATAGCTACTAAATCCCAATTATTGGTAGTTTTTTTTGTCCAGATGTAATCTTCTGCTTTTGCTTTCGCTTGGGATGTATAAGTTTTACGGTCAGCATAAGTCTCAGTCCACCTGTTACTACCTGCATAGTAGACATCTCCTACTCCTGCACCCATCATACTAGTTTTTTTAATGTG